GATTGCAACTCTCTACGAAAAGATTGCAACTTTCTCGGTTCAACTTCTCTCCGCAGCCAGCGAAGGCCCAAACGAAGACTAGTGCTCAGACAGCTCTCTGTTACCTTGACTACCTGCGAGAGACTCTTCCGCCTGGTTGGTCCTTTACGGCTCGGCATCTCATCGCCATCGCTTCGCACCTTGACGCTGTGGAGCGTGGTGAGATCGACAGACTCGCGATCCACATGCCGCCACGCCATGGCAAAACAGAGACAGTGACCGTGCGATACGGCGCCTATTGCATCGAGCGAGATCCAAGCGCGAACGTCCTGGTCACTGGCTACAATGAGCGCATCGCGAGGCGCTTCAGCCGTAAGTCCAGGCAGATCGTTTCGTCCAGGACAAAGCTCGCGAAGGACAACGCCGCACAGGATGAATGGTCACTGCCGGAGGGCGGAACCTTCATGGCGCGTGGTGTCGGTTCACCTCCGACCGGTGTAGGCTTCAAGCGCATCATCATCGATGACCCGATTCGATCTCGCGAGGATGCTGAGTCCGCGCTGTATCGTGACAAAGCCTGGGACTGGTACACCGACGATCTATACACGCGCCTCGAACCGAAGGGCGCTCTCATCATCGTCTCGACCAGGTGGCATCACGACGACATCACCGCTCGCGCAATCAGTTCGGAACCTCATCGATGGACCGTGCTGAACCTGCCGGCAATCGCGGAGGAGAAGGACCAGATCGGTCGAATGCCTGGCGAAGCTCTCTGGCCTGAACGCTACGACGTCAAGGAACTCGGACGCATCAAAGAGGTGATGGTTGCCAACAGCGGCGACTACGGGTGGAGTGCTTTGTACCAGCAACATCCAACACCTCGCGAGGGAAGTTTCTTCAAGTCGGACCGGATCACCATCGAGCATGCCACGCCGAACCTCACGAAGATGTCCCGCGCCTGGGACCTCGCAGCGACAGCTGGAAGTGGTGACTTCACTGTCGGCGTGAAGATGGGACGTGATGCTGATGGCCGCATCTGGATCCTCGATGTCGTGCGTGGCCAGTATGACACCGACCAACGCGATAAAGTTATCAAGCAGACAGCTGCTCTCGATGGTCGTGGTATCAGGATCCGACTACCGCAGGATCCTGGTCAGGCTGGCAAGAGTCAAGCCATGCACATGCTTCGACTCCTGCATGGTAGTGCTGTGACAGTCCTGCCGGTGACCGGCTCGAAGGATGTGCGCGCTGAACCGTTCGCGAGTCAGGTCGCTGGCGGAAACGTGTACATGGTTGCAGCTTCGTGGAATCGCGAACTCCTGGACGAAATGCGGACGTTCCCGCTCGGCAAGAATGACGACATAGTCGATGCTTTGACTGACGCGTACGACGAGCTCGTGGGCCGTGGCGGTGGGTGGGGTGCAGTATAACGCATGATAAGGACACAATAGTCACATGGGACTCTTTGATCGCTTCATAGGCAAAGCAACCGCCTCACCGTCTGCGCTGCTTCCGCCGCCGCTGATTCAGCGACAGACCTCCTATTTCACCGGCACAGGTAACGGCGACTTTTGGTCCCTGCTGACACGTAACCTTCCAGGCTCAAGTTTCAACTGGAGAAACCAGGCTGGCGACTTGATGCTGAACAGCATCGTCGCGATCGGCATGGACTGGTACATCAGGAACTGGTCGCAGGGTGTCCCTGTTGTCCGTCGACCGATGCCTGATGGACAGGTCGAGACAGTCGCAGATCACCCGATCTTGCAGCTGCTCGCACAGCCAACACCGAACGTTCCGCCTTCGCTCGTGTGGTCGTGGATTCTCCCTGACTACCAGCTGCTCGGAAACGCCTATTTCCGGAAGGTGCGCGTGTCTGGTCGTGTCGTTGGTTTGCAATATCTAGCGGCTGACATGATGAGACCTGTCGGCAATAAGATCAATCCGCTCATCAAGTACCAGTACACCGTCGATGGCACGTCATACGACATCGCGCTCGAGGACCTCATTCACATCCGCTATGGTCGAGATCCGCAGGACAGTCGCTTCGGGCGCTCTCCTGTCACGTCTGTCCTTCGTGAGATCGCCACCGACAACGTGGCCGCATCAGCCGCATTCGGTATGGTCCGCAATGGTGGCATGCCATCGATCATGGTCGGGCCAGACTACAAGGGCGGTGTCGAGGATTTGTCCGAAGACGATGCCAGACAGACGAAGCGGAAACTACAGCAGGACTTCACTGGCGATAACGCTGGTTCTGTCCTGGTGATGACTGGACCATTCAAGGTCGAGCAGGTCAGCCACAAACCGAGTGAAATGGCGTTCGACGAGATCCGCCGCAAACCGGAGGAGCGCGTGTGTGCAGCTCTCGGTCTCAATCCGCTGGTCCTTCAACTCGGCAGTGGCCTCGAGCGCGCAACATACTCCAACCTCGAGCAAGCAACGCGATCTGCTTGGACTGATGGCATGATCCCGTTGATGCGCCAGATGTCCGAAGCGCTCACCATCGCATTGCTCCCAGACTACGAAGAAACGCAACCAGGCGATTACCTCGAGTTCGATGTGGCGAATGTCCCATCACTCCAGGCTGACCTCAATGAGGACGCGGAGCGAGCGGAGCGACTATACAAGAGTGGCATCGTGGATCTCGCAACAGCCAAGCGTGTCGCTGGTGTGACGCCATCGGATGATGACCTCGGCTATTATCACCCAACCGCTGTCCCTGTGCAGATCGGCGCGCAGGAACTCCTGGTACCTGATGCTGCGCCTGTGTCGACTGCTCGAACTGCCGATGAAACTGCGAAACTGGTCGGCGCTGCCGGTGCTTTGATTCGTGCTGGCTTCGAGCCAGAGGCTGCACTCCAGGCTGTCGGTTTGAACTCTATCCAGCACCTCGGTCTGTTGCCTGTCACTGTTCGCCAGGAAGAGACGAAGGCCTTCGACGATGCTGAGCCAGGACTGAAGTTCATTCCGTCGAAGGACATGAAGGAAGAAGCACAGCGCGCCATCGAGTGGCGTGATGCTGGTCGTGATGGCGGGACAGCCGTGGCATGGGCCAGGGCGAATCAGATCATCAGTGGTGAGAAGTTGTCCGAGTCGACTGTGCTTCGTATGTATTCGTTTTTCAGGCGTCACGAAGTAGACAAACAAGCGGAAGGTTTCCGACCAGGTGAGGATGGTTATCCGTCCGCTGGTCGTGTCGCATGGGCTGCATGGGGTGGCGATGCTGGATATCGCTGGGCTACAGCTGCGCGCAAAGAGATCTTGAAGCGCATGGCGCCGAAGGAGAACGGGAAGTCGTACCATCCATACTACGGATACGAGTTGACTGACACCGATGCCTGACATCTATCAAGTCAACGAGAGCTACAGGAACAAGCTCCGATACCGTGAGAACGCTGCTCTCGCTGAGATGAGCAGGACATACGGTGTTCTCCAGGCTGACAACCTCAAGCGCCTCGAAGCGGTGACAGCCGCCATCGAGGAAGCACAGGCAGCAGGTGAGGACATCACTGGCCTAAGCGAGTACATGCTCCGCCTCGAGGCGCTCAATGTGCAGATGGCTGATGAAGTCGCACGATGGGCGCCACAGGCGACCGACATCGCAACAAACGGACAACGACGCGCCATACAGCTGTCGCTTGACATCCAGGAGGATCTCGTGCGAGCAGTCGCTGGTGTCCCTCAAAGCGTGAGTCTCACGGCTGATCTGATGTGGAACCGGCTCCCTGTCGAAGCGATAACGAACGTCGTCGGCTTCGCGGCTGACGGCTCACCGCTTGGAGTGCTGTTCGAAGCGATAGGGCCGTTCGCACTGGACCACGTCACGATCGGCATCGCGCAAGGTCTCAATCCGCTCCAGGTCGCACGAAGGATGTCGAGGACGTACGAAACTCTCGCTCCTTCACGAGCTGCTACCATCGCACGAACAGAGATGATTCGAGCGAATCGAGAAGCACAGCGACAGACCTTCGAGGCGAATCTGTCTATCGTGCGCGGTTGGCGTCGCATCTCAGCGGGTGATGTGAACGTGTGTCCAGTGTGCTGGTCACTGCACGGAGATCCGAATCCTGTTGCAGATGTTGTACCTTCGCATCCAAACTGTAGATGTACGGTCATTCCAATCTGCCCGACATACGCTGAACTCGCAGGACTGCCGCCAGGCAGTTTCGATGAACCGGAAGAGATGCCGGACAAGGAAGAGCAGTTCAGGATGTTGAGTGAATCGGAGCGTCGGCAGGTCCTCGGACCTTCGCGGTATCGTTTGTGGGAGACAGGCACACCTCTCAGTGCATTCGGTAAAGTAGTACCGAACGCGGAGTGGGGACCACAGGCCGTGGTCGTACCGGTCAAGGAGTTATGATGCAGACTTTGGTATCCTTCGGTGATGCAATCAAAGCAGATGACAACGGTCGTGTGCGTGGTTACCTGGTGCGCTTTGGTGGCGCCGACCTCGAGGGCGACTACTTCACAGCGGCGACTGACTTCGGTCGACCGATGAAGTCTGGCGAGCGTGTGCCGATGAACCTGTATTATCATCACGGCCAGGATAAGACTGTAGGGAAGTCACGCATCGGAACCGGCTACATCACCATGGACGATAAAGGTCTCTGGTATGAGAGCCAGGTGGAGATGGCTGACCAGTATCAGAAGATGATCCAGGAACTCGCGAAGTCTGGCAAGCTTGGATATTCCAGCGGCGCCACGGGTCACATGGTCGAGCGCAAGAAGATGGCTGATGGCCGCTACGAGATCACACGCTGGCCGATTGGTGAGGCATCGCTCACACCGACACCAGCGGAACCGATGAACATGGTCAAAAGTCTAAAAGACATGTATGGCGACATGGAGGATTATGGCATGGAAGAAGAGATGATGATTCCAGTCGCCCCTGGCGAAGACGTTGCAACCTTTGTCGAGAACGTCTACGGCGATCTTGATAAGGAAATGGTCCATGAAGGACTTGAGGCGCTCTATGAGCGTCTCTGTGCAGGAGTTACAGCTGCATATGACAGTGGACTCGGCAGTGGACATGTGGATGCCATCATCGATGCATTCGCAGTTCGTGCGAAGGAACTGAATAGTAAAGTGAAGGATCCGGCAGCGGAAGCACAAAGCCTTAAGGCTATGCTCGAGCGTCCGACATCCATCCGAGAAGTGGAGCGACGTCTGCGGGATGCAGTTCGTCTCTCACGGAGCGAGTCGACAAGATTCGCCAAAACCATCTGGAACGAGCTTCGAGACGAAGCGTCGAGCGAAGATGTCACCATCGTCGACCAACCGAGCGAAGTGGACGAAGCGAAGAACGCTCTCCTCCGCCAGCTCATGATCCTGGAGTTATCCTAATGAATATTGAACAACTCGAAGCACAGCGACAGTCTACTATCGCAGCTGCTAAAGAAGTCCTCATCAACGGCGGCGACATGTCCGAAGCGAATCGCCTTCACGCATCCGCAAAGTCTCTCTCTGAGCGCATCGACATGCTCAAGGAGTTTGGCTCCGTGCCTGCTCCTGTCGCATCCGAAGCGCCAAAGTCTGAGCCATGGAAGTCTGGCGGATGCACTCGCAACCCATTCCCGGGAACCCGTGACGAAGCAAACTTCAAGGCCTATGCATTCGGACAGTGGGTTCGGGGTACGGTCCTCGGCAATGCTTCCGCAGCCAAGTGGTGCAACGAGCATGGCGTCAAGTCGCAGACCGAAGGCACAGACAGTGCCGGTGGATACACCGTTCCTGATGTCGTTTCGTCCAGCCTGATCTGGCTTCGCAACGAGTACGGTGTAGCGCGTCGCTTCTCCCGCATCTATCCGATGACGTCTGACACTTTGAACGTGCCGAATGCATCGACATCGACGACCACGTATTACCCTGGTGAAGCAACGGCCATCACCGCCAGTGACGTCACCTTCAGCCAAGTACAGCTGCTGGCGAAGAAACTCGCGATCTTGACCATCGTCTCCAAAGAGTTGAACGAAGACACGGTCATCGACTTTGGTGCGATGCTGGCGCAGGACTTCGCGTACGGTCTCGCACTCGCTGAGGATGCAGCTGCATTCCAGGGCGATGGCACGAGCACCTATGGTTCCATTACTGGAATCATGCCAAAGATCAAGGCACTGTCTGCAACATACGCGAACATCGCATCGATGGTCGTTGGTGCTTCTGGTTCATCGTCCGCACTTTCGAGCTTGACGCTCGCAAACTGGCAGTCGATGGTCGCGAAGCTTCAGCCATATGCGACGAATCCTCGCTGGTTCATGCATAAGTCCGTGTTCTACAACGGATGCGCCGACAAGCTCATCGCACTCTCTGGAAACTCCATTATGGACATCCAGAACGCGTACGGTCCTGAACCAACACTCTTCG